AAGGTGTTCATCCGGCCCGAGGTCACCACGCACACCAGCATGGCTGTCCAGTCTGCGGAGTTCGACACCCTGCAGTCGGGCACGTTCGTCGTGAGTGAGAACCAGGTGACGAAGGCCACCTACGGCGGCTACGTCAAGATCAGTGAGCAGGATCTGGACTGGTCTGACCCGGCTGTCCTGTCGCTCATCCTGGACGACATGGGCCGCATCTACGCCAACACCACCGACAACGTGGCTGCGGACAACATGGTCAGCGGCGCGACCAACACCCTGAACTTCACGGACGCAAACATCGCGGACCCGACGGAATGGGTGACCTGGATGTACTCCGCAGCCGAGGACATCCTGGGCAACAGCAACGGCAACCTGCCGACCCATCTGTTCCTGTCCACCGACATCTGGGCCGCGCTGGGCAAGCTGGAGGACAGCCAGGGCCGTCCGCTGTTCCCGCAGATGGGCCCGATGAACGCATACGGCCAGATGTACCCCGGCCAGTCCGAGGCGACCGCGTTCGGCCTGCGCGTGGTGGTGGACCGCAACTTCGCGGCCGACACCATGATCATCTGCGACCCGAGCGGTTACGAGCTGTTCGAGCAGCAGAAGGGCGCGCTGACCGTGGACAACCCCAGTGAGCTCTCTCGCACGCTCGCATGGCGCGGCTACTTCGCCACGCTCATGATCGACCCCGGCAAGTTCATCAAGGCCGCGTTCGTCTAGGCATCACTGACCTGACCGTCTGCCCATGGCCACCTTCGCAATCACTCACCTTCAGCGCGCTGACAACTACCTCGTCGTGCAGACGCTGGAAGGGACAGAGAGTGGTACCGGGCAGACGGTCGTGGTCAGCGGCGCGGAGGAGATCAGCGGGGGCAACGGCAACGGCGAGCAGCACCACTGGGGCCAGCTGACCGACATCAACGGTACCTACGTCGTGCAGGACGTCCCGACGCTGCTGTTCCTGGGCGTTGCTGAAGATGGCGACTTCCTGTTCGACAAGACGGAGATCATCACCAACCAGCTGATCGTGTACGCCCCGGGGGACGACTTCCCGCGCGGGCCGCTCATCCCCCAGGGGGTTCTCACATGGACCCCGCAGCCGTCGTGGATCGACGCCGATGATGTGGCCGACTGGCTGGGCATCGCAGCGGCCACTGCCAATGACACCGCGTTTCTCACGCTGGCAGCTGGTGCTGCGAACCAGTACGCATACCGCCGGCGGCGCGAGGCCGGGTACTTCGACTCACTGACCGTGGTGCCTGGCAATGATGTGAAGCTGGGAACGATCATGTACGCCGGCACGCTGTACCGCGAGCGCGGCAGCGTCGATTCTTTCGCATCTTTCGAAGACATGGGCACGCCGATCCCGTTCGGGTCCAATGGCCAGATCAATAGGCTGCTGGGCGTCAACCGTTCGCAGGTCGCATGAGCGCGACCGGGATCTTTGCCGAGGCACAGGCCACGCTGGTGGCGTCCCTCGAAGCGTTGGGGCTCGCCGTGGTCACCGACCCGCGCAATGCGCGGCCGATCAGCGTGCTGGTGGAGCCGCCCACGTTCACAACCTTTAACAGCAACATTGCGGAGATCGAGTTCGGGGTAAAGGTGCTGGCCGCTCCCCCTGGGAACAGGGACGCCACGGATTACCTCATCACCACGGCCGACGCCATCATGGATTCGGACATCTCCCTAATCCGGGGCATTCCCGGGATCCTGCTCATCAGCGGGCAGGACGTTCCCACGTATGACCTCACCGTCCGTGTATCAACACAAAGGAGTAGCTAAACCATGGCCGCGACTACCTACCTCTCGCAGCCGGGGGTTCTGACCGTCAACGCCGTGGATCTGACCGATCAGGCGTCGAGCGTGTCGCTCACCCTGGGCTACAACAGCCTGACGAAGACCGCGTTCGGAGACGCCGGCGAGCTCATGACTCAGGGCCTGCAGACCGTGGAGGGCACCATCACCCTCTACGCGGACTACGGCGCGAGCTCGACCGAGGACACCATCGCGGGCGAGGTCGGGGCCGGCGACACCACCATCGTGGTGAAGAAGGCAGACTCAGCCGTCGGCGCGGACAACCCAGAGTGGACGATCACCAACACGATGATCGCCAACTACCCCATCACCTACACCGTGGGTGAGCTGCAGGTGATCGAGGTCAGCTTCAGCGGGGGTACTTGGGTCCGCGACGTCACGCCGTAAACCAACACACAAGGGGAGAAGATGGGCGACAACAAGGGCGTCAACGGCAATGTCAAGTTCGTCACAACGGATGGCACGTTCACGGTGGACATCGGGTCCATCAAGAACGCCATCGCGTTCGAGCGGCACTTCGACACGCCGGCCACCATCCTTACGATGCGCCCGCGGCTGGAACACATCGCGTTCATGGCGTATGCAGCTGCGAAGGACTCAGGGATTAGCGTCCCCGACGACTTCGACGCGTTCGTGGATGAGCTGCAGGACATCGAGGTCATCGACGCCGAGGGCACCGAAGCCCCGGGCCCTACGGACGGGGGTCAGTCTCCCGAGCACTAGCCCAAGTGCTAGTGGCAACGGGTTTCTGGCCCCCCGATGTGCCGTTCACGATGCGCGATCTGTCCACGGTGGTGGACGTCATGAGTGAGCAGCAGGACTAATGCCTTACGGCGTGACAACACAGGTCATCGGCGTTGAGGAAACGATCAAAGAGCTGCGACGGATAGACCCCGAGTTCCGCAAAGAGTTTGACCGAGGCGCGCGGGCAGTGCTGTCGCCAACGGTGTCCGCCATCAAGAGCCAGTACCCACAGCTGCCGCTGTCAGGGATGTCCCGCACATGGATTCCGCACAGCTACGCGATCTTCCCCTGGCAGGTGTCGAAGGCGAAGAGCTCAGTGCGGGCGAAAGTGTCCACGCGGAAGAATCGCAACAGCGTGATCTACATCAGCCAGGGCTATCCGGCGGCAGTGATCTTTGAGGCGACCACGCCGGCGAACAGGCTGGGGGCCAACATCCGGGCCCGACACCAGCGCATAATGTGGCCGACCGTTGACAAGAATCAAGGCCAGATCACCGCCGGCATCGCACTGCTGGTGGCCAAGGCTGAACGCACGATCCAAGGCAGGCTTGACTAATGGCGATCACGATCCCCATCCTCACAACCTTTAACGGCCGTGGGATCGACCGTTCTGTCGCCCAGTTTAAGAACCTCGAAACGCGCGGCCAAAAGGCCGGGTTCCTCATTCGCAAGGCCGCGCTGCCGGCAGCTGCTGCCTTGGGCGCGCTGGCACTGGCCGCGAAGGCGGGCGTGCAGGGCGTCATGGAGGACGACAAGGCACTGGCCAACCTGAGCAGCACGCTGAAAGCCACGGGCAATGCGGCCAACATCACTGCGGACGGGTTTTTCGAGTACGCCAACGAGCTGCAGGCCGCAACGGGTGTGGGGGCCGACCAGATCACCCAGGGCGCGGCCCTGCTGGGCACCTTTAAGAACATCCGGAATGAGGTCGGCAAGGGCAATGACATCTTTAACCGGACCACCGTGGCCGCGCTGGATCTGTCGAAGAAGGGCTTTGGGTCGCTGGAATCGGCCAACAAGATGCTGGGCAAGGCGCTGAACGATCCCATCGCGGGCATCACGGCCCTCAGCCGCGCCGGCGTCACGTTCACGGATGGCCAGAAAAAGACCATTGCCTCACTGGTCGCGTCCGGTAAGACCCTCGAAGCCCAGAAGATCATCCTGAAGGAAGTCGAATCTCAGGTTGGTGGCACGGCCAAGGCATTCGGGGAAACCACTGCGGGCAAGATCGAGCGCGGCAAGCGGGCGTTCGAGGAGCTGCAAAAGAGCCTTGCCAAGGCGCTGCTGCCGGCCATTGAGATGTTCGCAAGCCTGCTGACCAAGGTGTCCGGGTTTCTGCAGAAGAATGAGGGCGTGGTCAAGGTCGTGGCCGTGGCCATCGGCGCGCTGTCAGCGGCGATTCTGATTCTGAACGCTGTGATGAAGATCCAGAACGCCCTTATGCTGGCATCCCCGTTTGCGTGGATCGCCCTGGCCATTGTTGGCGTCACCGTGGCTGTAGTCACGCTTTACAAGAAGTCGGAAACCTTCAGGCGGATCGTGCAAAAGGCATGGGATGGCGTCAAGGCTGCCGTCAAGGCCGTGGTGGACTTTTTCGACGGACCCGTCAAAGCTGCATGGCAAGTGATCGAGAACACCATCAAGGCCATTGCGTCATTGGTGAAGGGCGACTTCAGCGGTGCCTGGGATGCCTTTAAGAACGTCGTCAAGGGAGTGATCAATTGGGTCAAGGAAACGCTGGCTGCTCTTCCGGCGACAATCCTCACGCTTGCCGGCGACATCGGCCTCGCCATTCTGAACGGCATCAAGAATGGTGTCACTGGGCTGGCGACGACAATCTGGGAAACGATCAAGGGGCTGCCTGGCTACCTCATCGAGAAGGCTGCTGGCTGGGCGTCAAGCCTCAAGGGGATTGGGACCTCAATCCTTAACTGGATCAAGGAAAACGTCACAGGTCTGGCCGGAAAGATCTGGGGCCAGATCAAGGGGTTTGCAAAGGCTTTGGCCGAGAAAGTGGGCGAAAAGGCCGGCGACATCAAGGGGATCGGAAGCTCAATCATTGGGTGGATTGGCGACGGGATCAAGTCGGCAGCAACGTCACTGGGCGGCATTGTGAAAAGTGCCATCAACACGGTCATCGACGGACTCAACACCGGAATCAGCGGGCTAAACAAGGCAATCGACCTTCTCAACAAGGTCAATCCATTCGAGGATGTCCCCCACATCCCGAAGATTCCGAAGCTGGCCAAGGGCGGCATCGTGACGCGGCCGACGCTGGCGCTGATTGGTGAGGCCGGGCCTGAAGCTGTGATCCCGCTCAACAGCCGCCACGGTTTCGGACGTTCGCAGAACATCACAATCAACGTGCAGGCCGGGCTGGTGTCGTCCCCGGATCAGGTGGGGCAGCAGATCATCGAAGCGATCCAGCGCGCCCAGCGGCGTAGCGGGCCGGCGTTCCTCCCGGCATGAGCGCGCCCACGCTCAGGGTGGAGGTGGGGTTCCAGCAGACTGCGGGGTTTGCCACGCCATTCCAGCTGGACAACGCCACCTACGGACTGCTGGACACCGGCACCTTGGGCGGGATCGAGATGGTGGACGTGACCAGCATGGCGCAGGCCGTCACGATCACCAGGGGCCGCAACCGGCAAACGGAATCCTTTAACGCCGGCACGGCCAGCGTGAGGTTCTACGACCCCGCACGCGATCTGGACCCGCTGAACACCGCATCGCCGTATTACCCCTACGTCACGCCCCGGCAGCCCATCGCTATCTACGCCAATGACATCCCGATCTACACCGGACTGATCACTGACTGGAACATCGAC